ACACTTTTTCTTAATTGATTTCTAAAAACAAAACCAATAATAAATTCGTCAGATAGTCCGAACCTACTCCTTAGTTTTTGTCTGTCTTCGTCTACAAATCTATAGAAGTCTTTGGTGTTGACTGTCCCGTTTAGGGTTTTTACATGACCTTGACCAGCTTTTACCATATCTCTTTCTGCGAAAGATGCCCAAGCATAAAAATTCTTTGTTTCTGGGGCAGCTTCCATTGCTTGTGGTAAAATCGGTTGGCTATCAAGAGTAGTCCAAATCATATGATTGATTTTATTCCACCAAGGTTTTTTCCAAAAGCCACCAAAAGCCCAAATATCTTCTATCCCTATATAAATATCTGGTTTGTATTCTTTGATTGCTTTATCAATCATTTCTGCGCCATAACCAGCCATTCTAGATCTATTAGGATCAGATTGGATTTGCCGAACGACAGAAGGGTTATTGGGTAGAGATCCTTGGGCCGTCCAAGGTCTCAATTTAAGGCTTGGATCATCCCATGCGGTGCCATTTGCGAACTCTATAAGTTCGTATTTGTTTGTAGATTGCAAGTAGCGCAGAATGTTTTTGGTATGCTTACCAAAACCAGTAAAGGCTTTTGCATTATTAGAATGAATTAAAACCCTTTTTTTCATTAACCTTGAAAGTCAAACAATCTTGTTAGATATAGTTCTAGGAGAGTCTTTAGGGTTCTAGCTTCACCCATTTCAATGCCAATTCCAAACTTAAGTGTCGAGTTTTTAATAACCCCAAAAGACCAAGCGTCTACGCCATTAGGTTTTGTGTATGGTTTGAATGACATTGTTGTTTTATCATCATTATATGTGTGATAAGCTGACCATTCTGTATATTTTTCAATAGCATCAATAATGGCGCCAGCTTCACCTTCATTAATTTTGCAATAAATATTTTTTTCGGGATCTTTCGCATTAGCACTAAACGAACCAGTTCTTTTGCTTGAGTCCCAACTAGCTTGTTTAATAGCTTGGATTAAAAAAGTTGGCTTCGAAGGATTGCCTTCTTTGTCTTTAGTGATGATTTTAAAAGAAAAAGCACACCCCGTTGATTTGGTGTTTGGTTTATATAGATTATATTGCATGATGCCATATTATATAATAAAAAGTGTAAAATTCTATATACCAAGGAATATTAATTTACCTAAAGCTAGAGTTTATATCAGAAGTTTGGAGACTCTGACTGGAGTTACTAAAGATTTTTAATAAAGGGCGCGAACATTTCGTCTAGCGTACCCATATATTCTGCAAACTCATCTTGGATTACTTCCCTAATAAGGGCATAATTTTGGAAAAGAGATAAAACGCTACCCATTTCTTCATTTGCTACTGTCATTTTAAAAAAGTAAGATGAAACTAATTTGTAAAGCATCAACTTGTAAGCCATTTGTTTAAAGTAGGTGTAGCTATAATCTTCTTCTTTGAGAAATGATTCTGCATGATAAGCTTCTAGGAATTTCTTTTCGTAAATTGGGTGGCTGTTGAGTTCTAGTTTATAAGAAGCAAATGCCAAGTCCCAGGCTGGATGAATTATGAACGATTCAAAAAAGTTGCATATTTTAATTTTACCTGGCCTATTTAGAATACAAGAAAGGTTTAAATTTGTATGACAAAGACAAGAAACGCTTTCTCCTTGTGGGAATATTTGAGTGTTAACCGCATCCTTTATTGATTCTAGTAGTTTTAAACATTTGCGAAATGATTCGTTCTCAAGCATTGATTCATAAATATCTGGCTCTACAATTTCTTCAAATGAGCCAATTGAGTATATGGAGTCTATAAAATATTCTCTTTGGTTTTCTTCTTGCTTTGTGGCGTTATGTATCTTTGCAAGAGTAGATCCTAGTAGTTCTATATTTTCATAAGTATATGAAAGACCTAAATCTTTAGAGCTATTGGAATGTTCGAAAGAAGTCAAAAGATAAGAATAATCTTCAGCAGAGGATGTATTAAAAAATACAGGAGATAAATTTAAATCTTTGATCAGCTCTAGCGCCTCTTTTTCTCTTTGTAGAATTATTGAATCCGTCTCTTCTCCTACTTTAATAACATAACTTAGATTATCATAAGAAAATTTAAAAATATCATAAAAAAAGTTTCTATCAATAATTTTTATAGTTTGCTCAATATTTTCTATATTGGGGAACTTTTCATTTAAATAAGGATCATCTGTAAAAATTTCAAGTAAGAAATTTTTCTCAACTAAGGAAATAGTCAAAGCCTTGCTTTCGCCCACAACCCTGTTGACGAGAAAATCAGATAGAGTGATTTTGTTACCTTCTTCCATTTATTATATTACACAAAAAAGGCGGTATTTCTACCGCCCTAGTTGATTAGATACTTACAGTACCCATTTTGAGACCAGTCAAGCTGGTTTTGGCAAACTTTCGCCTCACACCAGCATTTCGGTCGTGAATAACCACGTAACTAGGTGTCTCATTGACAAACTGAGCGTTATAACTAGCTCCGTCTTTTGTCCGAAGGCCAAAAAAACGACCTCCGCTTTGTTTCATTGTTTTTACGATACGATTTGTTTTTCTCATAATTAAAATCCTATAACTCCTTTTTGTTTAATTTTCTTTTTATTTTCGATTACTTCGGGTTCTACGTTTAATTTATTGGCAAATATATCATATATTGTACTTTTGTCAACATTAAATTTGCTTTTTTCTAGCTTGGCGCCCCATTTCTTCAATATGGATTCATATTTTTTATGCAATTTCTCAAAAAGTTTGGGGTCTTCTTTTTGAGCCCTCATTAGATCTGCTTCCATATCCTTTGCTTTTTGTGGCCTAACAACATTAACTTTTTTAGTTTTAGCTCCAGATTCATCTAAGATGTCAAAGGCTTTATCTGGAAATTTTTTAGTAGGTAGATATTCTTCACATAAATCTATAATCAAATCAATAATCTCTTCTGAATAGCCAACTGTGTGGAAATCTTCATAAGAAAATTTAGCACCTAGTAACAGGATTTTTGTATCCTGCTTTGATGGTTCTTTTACGTTGATGTTTTCAAATCTTCTATCTAGTGCAGAATCTTTTTCAAAAAATCTTTTATACTCTTCTGAAGTGGTTGCTCCTATGCAAGAAATTTCGCCCCTAGAAAGTGCTGGCTTTAATATATTTGCCATATCTAACCCTCCCTCGGAGCTAGTTCCAGATCCAATAATTGTGTGTATTTCGTCAATAAATAAGATAAGGTTTTTACTTTGCTTTAAGGAATTAAGAATTGATTTTATTTTTTCTTCCATCTGACCTCTGTAAATAGTGCCAGAAACAACAGAAGCTATATCTAGCGAAATTATTTCTTTATGTAGTAATAAATCTGGACACTCTCTTTGAACAATTTTTTCCGCCATACCTTCAACTATAGCAGTTTTACCTACGCCAGCGTCTCCGACAAATATAACGTTACTTTTATTTTTTCTAAGTAAAACCTCAAAAGCTCTGTCGATTTCTTGATCTCTACCAAATATTTCAAAAGTACCTCTTTCTCTGATTTTAGAGTTTAAATTTTCACAACAAGAAGATATTGGATCTTTTTCTTGAGTAGTGGGTTTCCCAGGAGCGACTTGGGTCGCTACTTTTTCAATACCGTTTTTAATAAACTCGGATAAAACCTCTGAAAGTTTATTGATTTCAATTTCTAGGCTTTCGAGAAATTCACAAATTTCACGCCTAGTATTTATGATCGCTAAAAAAATATGATCTACACCAATATATTCATGCTTTAGTGACTTTGATATTTTTTGAGACGCTTGTATTATTTCCAGTATCTCTGGAGAGTATATTTCTTTTTTTCTTTTGGGCTCTTGATAAGCACACATTGCTGAGAAAATAGCTTGTCCTAGTCCATCTTTATTGATGTCGCAAAAAATAAGAGCATGATCAATATTAAGATTTTCTTGATCTATGATTGATGAAAATAAATGTAAGTCAATTACTTTTAAATGACCCAACTCTTGGGCTATTGATTTACTTTTAAGTAGACAGGCTTTCGCGCTTGGAGTTAAATTAAAATTAGAGAAATTCATTATTTTACTTCAGACAATTTTGTATAGATTTTTTCATCAAGAATGTTTATTTTTTCACCAAAAATAATATCCTCACCTTTACTTCCATAAACAAAAACAATCTGATCTTCTTTGGGCTTTTTACCCCCTTCATTGAGGTATCTATCTAATGTAGCAGATCTTCTGTTATTAGCAAGCATAAAATTAACTTTGCCAAAATCATCTTGAACTTCTACTCTCATATACTTATTGCCAGCTCTACTTGTTCTTGATATGCAGTCTGTCACAACTCCAACAAATTTTACTCGATCATTATCTGGAATAGATTTGATTTCTAGGCTGTTATAAAGGTCTGATGAATTTCCAAAAACATTTTTGATTTCAGTTGAATGGCTGTAACCAAGATACTTGCGCTCAAAAAACCAATTTGCAAAATTTAGATGGTTCTTATTTTTTTCGTATATATTTTTATAACTAGAATATTTTTTCTTAAATGTTTCAAATCGTGATTTTTTAATCAGAGGTTTACCGTCATCTGCAATTAAAGAATCTTTAACTATAGAATGTATTGTGTTTAACACATCATACTCGTACTTTTCTCCAAGATGGATAATATTTCGTTTTTCTCTTTCGGTCAAAATATTAAAAGCTTGAGCTTCTAAAACTAATCTACAGCGATTTGGTATGCTCCCTTGTGTTGTACAGAAGGAGTCCATCATTCCACCTTGTATAAGGCCAGACAAGACACCAATGTTGAGACCACATTGTTTAGCGGTAACAAATATGTCATACTTGTTTTGACTATTTTCTTGAGCTTTTCTAAAATCAACCAAAGCCTCAAGGGTTTTCTCCGAAACTCCTTTGATACTATTGACGCCAAATCTGATATCACGACCTTCAATATCAAAATTAATATCGGATTTAGATAAATCTGGCGGTAGAAGCTTCATATCAAACAAACAAAACTCTTGATTGATTAAAGCTATCTCTGAGTGGGAATCTGGCTCATGCTTCGTCATTTTAAGCAAAGATAGAAAGAACTCTTGTGGGTGCTTGAACTTTAAATAAGTTGTGATTGCCGCAAGAATAGCATAACTAATTGAGTGAGATTTGTTAAAGGAGTAGTTTGCCGAGTCTTCGGCCACTTTCCAAAGAACCTCTCCGACTTCCTTGTCTAAATTATTTTGAGCAATTTTTTGCTCAATCTTAGCTTTCCAAGCTGGCATTTGGTCTACTTTTTTCTTGCCAACAATTCGTCTAAGTTGTTCCGCTTCGTCAAGGGTAAAGCCGACCTTAACGGCCATTTTCATTAACTGTTCTTGGTATAAAGGAATACCGCCAGTATAAGATAAAATATCATCAAAGAATTCATTAACGGATTGGAATTCTCCTGTGGATATATAGTCGCTGTAAGTATCAAGGTAATCGAGTGCACCAGGACGAGCAATAGCAACAACGGCCGACAGCTCATCCAAATTTCTCGGAGATACTTTTTTACAGACTTTAAAGTTTGTATCCGCTTCAATCTGGAACAAACCTTTTGGTGCCTCAATGAATTTGAAGTTTTCATATATTTCTGGAAGTTCTACATCAATGTCTTCAATATTGATTCCAAGTTGTTTGCAAGTATCGCTAACAACAGAAAGTGTTCTTAGGCCCAGGATATCGAACTTGACCATCAAAGATGCTACATCGTTCATATCGTAACCAGATACTAAATTTCCGTCGTTAGTTCTTTGCATTGGCATAACCTCTTCTATGTCATAAAAACTAATGGCAATACCAGATGGGTGAACTCCTGTGTTTTTGTTTAATCCTTCTAATTTTTTTGAAATTTTATATATTTTGGGGTTTTTATCCGCAAATTCTTTAAATTTGTCGCTCTCGTCGTAGGCTTTATCTAACTTATAAACTTTACCGAATTGCTTTGGGATGTGGTTGCTAATAATATTTACATCATCCTCAGAAAGCTCTCCTACGATTTTTCCGCACTCCTTTACACACAGTTTACTACTCAATGTATTGAGCGTTAGGATTTTACAAGTTCTACCTTTATGCTTTTCTTCAATATATTTGATTACCTCGGCTCTTCTATCGTAACTGATGTCATTGTCCACATCAGCTAACAAAGAGCCGTCTAGGTACGTTATATCGTCAACAACGGTCTTTTTAGCTCTGCTCTTAGACACAAATCGCTCAAAAAATAGATCATATTTGATGGGATCGACATTTGTAACCCGAAGAAGGTATAAAACAAGTGATCCAGCAGCAGAACCACGCCCTGGCCCAGTAGGTATCTCGTTTCGATGACAAAAATCTAAAATATCCCAATTTAGTAAAATATAATCAATAAAACCAAGCTCTTTTAGGACAGAAAGCTCCATCTTTACTCTGTCGTAGTAATCTTTTTTGTTTTCTAGCTTGTCGATACCTCTTTGTTTTACGCCACGGAGGCACAGGGCTCTTAGGAGGTCGTAGTTTGACGACTTGGGGTCTAGGTCTAGTTGGTAGTAAACACGGCGATCTACTTCAATTCCTGGAAGACGGACTCCAACTGGCATTGGCTGTTTAAAAGGTTCTAACTTTAGCATATATTACATTATAGACTAAAAATCTATAAATGCAAGCTAAAAACACCAATTAAATGGAACTAAAATATTTAACAAGATTTTAATTAATTTTTTAAATTTTGGGTACCTTTGAATTTTTCTGTAAGCAATCTTCATCATTGGATAAACATAAAAACCAGCATACAATCTGAGAAGTTTATTATCTAATATCCCTTTTCTGAGTATATATCTTTTTTTATACTCTTCTGTAATTTGTTTAGTTAAAGCTTTTCTTTCTATATTGTATTGAGAGCTTGAACGAATACACTCGATTGTTTCAAGAACGCCGTCTGTAAATTTTAATTTAAATTCAACGAACCAATCTTGATCGAGAAAATCTATAAAAGTATCGGAAATAATGTTTATTGAACCATGAAAATCTTCATCCATCCAATATTCACCTTTTTTTTGTATTGCTAGCTTTACGGGTAGACCACTATCGTTTATATATTGATACTCTTCAAAGTGTTGTGATTTTAAATGCCCCTCAAAAGAAATCAGATAATGAAAAAGGGCTTTATCTAAGTCTTTAGTTTGAAAGATATTGTTTTCTTTTATTAGACGTACAACCTCTGAGGGAACTTTATGTTTCCCCCATTTTATTTTTGTAGCAAACTGCTCACTGTATTCAAAAGATATAGTATCAAACATCCCCATGAATTATATTACACTTATACCTCTATTTCCCAAATTTGTTTTTGAAATATCTCAAAATTCTTTTCGATGTCATAAAGTGCATCGTGTAGCTTTGCCTCATCGAAATTGATATCATAATGTTGCAAAAGGAACTTTTGATTAGTTTTTAAACCCCTTTCTCTGTGATTGAGGTATCTTAATTGCCAAGACAAAAAGTCATCTTTTTCTGGGTTCTTATTTTCTTTTGCTATTGCAGTCGCAATTGCTTTGGTATCAAAACACCTTTTGGAAAAAGAATAATCAACCTTAATGTTTAAATTACGACCAATTACCCCAAGCATATATAGGTCATACCCAAGGATGTTTTGACCAACGACAATTACATCATCTTGGTTTATCAAGTCCATAAACTCTTTGAAGACGATAGCGGGATCTTCCGCTTTAGACAAATAGTCTTTTTTGTCAAATCCAGTAATTTTTGCCGCTTCTTCTGATACATTAAGCTCGTCCCATTTTAGGAATCTGTTTTGTTTTTTTGTGATCTTCTTGCCAGTGGCCTCAATCCAAGCGAGTTGCCAAGGTTTCGATGATACAAGGTTAAGGCCTTCGGTCTCAGTGTCGAAGATGACGTATTTTTGGTCAAATTTAAATCTAAGTAAGTCTTCCATTATTTGTCCTCCTTCCAGGCTTCTATGCAAAAACGATCACTGCCAAAATGGTCAAGTCGTGGATTAGATAGGCTGGCTTGTCGGCCAGGCTGACGGTTGCAAATACACTTGTATGTTTGAAATGCTTCGACATCTTCTTTGTTTTCATAATAAATAGATTTAGCTAATTCAATATGCTCTTCAACGTCGCCAAAAGTATTAATAATATAGTCTACTATTTTTTCTTCTAGAATCATATCAAATGGTAAGCCATTTCTTTCAATAAAGAAAGGGACATTTGAAGGGACACTTACCATACAATTTGAGAAAGTTGTTAAATTCTTGTGCAAAAAAGAATCATAGAAGGGGACAACATATTGTATGTGTTTTGTATAATCCCAGGGTTGTGTGATTTTTTTATCAAACTGTTGGGTGTATAAAGAATATAATTCTTTAGCTCCTTCATCTCCGTTAGCAAATGCAATCATCTTGCTTTCTGATTCTTCGCTACAGTTTTCATTGTAAATAGAGAATCTCAAACCAAAACGTAGCCTATCTTTGAATGTTCGAAAAGCCTCTGGAAAACTAGTCATAGAATCTTCGACTAGAAATATTTCATCTATGTTGTTATCTGTGCAAATCCTATCTACATCATCTATGCGAAGAATACTGCGACCTATTGAAAAATGAGTTTTGAATAGTGGTGTCATACTAATTAATATACCTTTTGTTTTAGGTTTGTCAAGAACTATATCAGCAAATCTTTGATTAGGATATTGTAGCAGTCTGATTTAAATTTCCATTTGCCGTTTCCCTTAGGATCTATCTGGCCTTTCTTGCCAAATACAGCCTTATCATAAAAATCTTTCTTTTTCATAAACCCATATACATAAGCGATTGTATTAGATTCGTTGACACCAACAAAACAGTAAGCGTCACACTTTTGTTTAGTGTTGTAATCCGAAACATTTAGATTCCAATTTTCATTTGGGTGGAATTGGTCTGAGAATTTTTTAGTTTTTATATCTATCTTATAATCCTTAATAATAGTATCATAATCATAAGTGTTTTCGCCTTTACCTTTGTAGGCATCTTTTACTACGATCTCCCCAACAGCACCAGCTAGATTGCCTTCGCCTTTAGTGATGCTATTATTCAACTCCTTAAAATCAAAAAGTTCTTTTGCTCTTTTGAGTTGGGATTCTGTTACTTTAAACTTTTTCATTTTTTAATATGCTTCGGACAACCTTCGTAATATTTTATTTCGTGACTGCCTCCTTCGGGAACCATTTCTTTTTTAAATTCATCTTGGAAGCAAGAAGAATGAAACTCACCTTCTTCGTCGAATATGGTTACATACCAAAAATCAAATTTATAAGGGCAGTGCCACATAACTGAGCCATCCTTTTTAAGTTGTCCTTTTTCTGTAGCAAATCCACACTGCAATCTACCGCCAAAAGATCCGTCATCTGGAAAACCTTTGTCTATTGCGAAATTAGATACAGCGTCTTTTTCATCAAAGTTTTCTAGGTAATCTTGGATTGATGCAAGTTGTAGCTCAAAGCCCTCTAAATCATCTTCATCGATTGCCTTCATTTTCATTAGGCCATTCTTTTTTAAATTAAATTTTAAAAATAAAAATTCAGATGTTCTATTTACGTATTCTGGGAAAAGGGTTTTGACCGCAAGGGAATACATATAGTCTTGAAGGTTATCTTCTTTTTCCTTTCCTTCAAACATTTTCTTACTGGTCTTATAGTCACGAATAATTGCTATTTTTTTGTCTTTATATAAAAACAGTTGGTCAATGAAGCCGCGAATATGATAACCGTTCTGTTCTATATCAAAGTCTAACTCTGCGTGAGCTTCATCTGGTATACCCAAATCTTCTCCGTGAAAGTTGCAGTTTAAACCGTTAAGTATCATCTCTTTGATGAGATTCATATTATCATCGTCGGTGACACCAAGCTCAGAAGCGTCGGACATAATTAAATCTTTTACTGCTTTAGACGCGAATGGGTCTTTAGCTTTTACGACTTTATTAAAGTGGGTCTTAGTTTTTTGCTTGGATAAGAACTCAAAAACATTATGACAAACAGTGCCACGCCTTGCTCCGTCATTATTTGTGTCGGGAAGCTTTTGCTTGTATTTGCTCCAGTATATCCAACTGCACGATTGCGCCGTTTTGATACGACTTGCTGATAATTTAACTTCCATTTAAAATTTTAATTAATTTTTTGCAGTGTGTATTTTTTTTAAGTCGGTCGTTTTGGTTGATCTGTTTAAGTATATATTCTTGAAATTTTTGATCGCCCATGCACCATTTGTCTTTTCGTTGATACCATTGTTTAAAATTATCCAACATACCAGTATCACATTCTAACATCTCACCGAAGTCATTACACACAGGAGGGTTTATTTTAATCAAAGATAAATCAAATACGGTAGATAACTTAGACGCAATCTTGATGGAAGCCAAAGCACCAGAATTAACTTCTTTACTGTTGTCGTTATTTGTTGCAATAATAATTCTCTTCAAGTCAAATGAATTAAGGTACGAAATTAATTTCGCTGACACATCCAAACCAGCAAGCATTAAAACATTTTCAAAGCCAGCTTCATACAGAGCCATGCAATCGCCAATACTTTCTACGAGTATGACTTCTTCCTTTTCCTCAATAACATTGTGAGAAAGATGGTGTGGGTAAATCCAATTTGTTTTACGACCCATATGTTTCCACTTTGGAATGTTGTCGCCATCAACAACTGTGCGACCAGAGAATCCGTGTATCTGATTGTTTAAATCATAAATTGGAAAAACAATTCTGCGATACATTTTGCCACCGCCAGCATAACCGCATTTAAACTTGTCCTGCGTCTTTGATGAGATACCTCTTTTTTCATAAAAGGTTTTCATTGGCAGTAGTTTATCTAAGTAAGATTCTGGGTATATCTTTTCCATTTCTATTTTTTCTTCTTTAGGTTTAGGCTTCTGGTAGGAATCTGGATTGTTAATTAAATATTCTTTTAGAGCTTGAGGGTCTTCTGTTCTCAACGTCTCTTTAACTAAAGCTGTAAACGGCTTTGCTTGATTATCACCGCCAAAATCTTTCCATACGCCAGTGTCTTTATATATTATAAGAGAAGTGTTGGTTTTTCCATTGCGATAGATAGCTCTACTCCTCCAATGATTACCACAATCTTGTAATGGGTATCCTAACTTTTCTAATGATTGTTTGTATTGATTCATAGATCGTCAAAAGATGGAATTGATGCGGTACTGCTTTGAACTAAATCTCCTCCAGTATTTCTAAATGCTACAATATCTCGTAAATCGCCACGTTCAGTAATATTAAAGTTTTTGAATTCTAAATTCATAAAATTCTTTCTAAGATTATCGTCAACTTGAACTGGCTCAACTGCTCCAGCTATATCTTTGCCTAAGTGCCTAGATTTGACGTTAATAAGTTTGTGGGTGCCAAATTGATTACCTTCTTCCGCAACTTCGTCATGGGTCTTTTGTCTAAGAATAAACATATGAGAACAGAACTGGGTAATACGATCTGAAAGAGAAACTACAGATTCGTCATCAATAATATTGGCACTTTGACGATTTGTTGTGATGCCACTACGATTAGATTGTACTGATGTTATCATTGGAATAACTGGGGTGCCATCTTCGAGGATTTCTTTTTGAATGCACTTTTTAAACTTATCAACCATCTCTCCAACAAGTTGCCACTCATTCTTATTTCCAGTCATTCCGTCTGAGGATGTTTTGATGTAGTCAAAAGAAAATACCATCTTGTTCCCGCGACCGACCTTGGAGTAGTAAAATCTTTTCAGTGTATTAATCATGGAGTCAACATCCATGCCACCGACATTATAATAATAAAATTTTAGCTTTTTGATTTTGTTCCACACGGAGCGAACTTTATTTACTGTGTCTTCCCCAGCTTGTCTCCACTTGCCGCTTTCCAGTAAGTAAGAAGGAATACCAGATAAAGCCGCGCACTGCCGAATAATAAGTTCTTCTTTGCTCATTTCACCGTTATCAAAATGTAATACTGGGACATCATATTTTGCGGAAACTTTTGTAGCATAATCCATACAAAACTGAGTTTTACCAACACCAGAACGAGCTACAATAACAGTAATATTACCTGGACGAAGAAGTGATCCGTAAACGTCATTGATTTTTTCGTGTGGCCCCATCATGCCAAATTCATCTACTGGATTATTTCCACGATCTTCAATGAAGTTTTCCATTTGTTCGTAGATATTTTCTGGAGCATCTGAACCAACTTCGAATAGATTAATCTTTTCGTTATAAATTTGATCTGCGTTTTCAATAATATTAAGATAGGATGTTTCTGGGGAGATACTCTTCATTGAGTCTGCAATTTTTTTTGCAGTTTTACTTATTTCTCTGCGAACGCTATATTTTTTTAATTCTTTAATTGAAGATTCAACCTTTTCCTCTGAGTGTATTTTTCTCATTGAAAGAGAGCGAACGTAATCTATTAGGGAAATATCTTCTTCGAATTTAATACCAAGGTCTTTAATCCTTTGGACTAAAACAATATCATCTATAGATTCATCTTGTTGACAGGCTTTTTTAAGAACAGCAAAAAGAGTTCTATGTAAAAGAGATCCATTGTGAAAATCTGATTCACTGATAAGGTGCATAAAGTTCACCAAAACCTTCGGCTTTTGTATAAAAGCGGCCAACACTTGTTTTTCAATTTCTAGACTATATATCATATATAATGCATAATACATACATTATATATTTTGTCAAGCTTTATTCTGGCTCTAATTCGTGCCCAGCCTCAGTGTTGTCTGTGATATAATTTTCTATTGATTTTATTAATCCAGATTCGGTGATTTGAGACTCGCAATTTGTATATACTATTGGTGTACCACCTTCGTCGCAATAAGCTATTATAAAACCTTTATATGCGTCTTTATTGCCAGTTAGTTCATATAGTTCGTTTAGTATCTTGTCTGGCAATAAAAACTGCTTAAATTTTGGTTCGGTCATATTTAAATTTACACCTAGGCCAAAAGTTTTGCGAAAAATTCTTCTGATAATTCATCGTCTGGGTATATTTCCAACAATTCAATGTCGTTCATCTCACAAAATTCCAGCTTTTTGTTGTCTCTTTTGATTTGCCTAACAAAATTGGCTTTTGTTTTGTGAAAATGTTTTACAAATTTAAAGTGTTGCGCTCCCTGCACTTCTATCGCAATCCTTCTGGTATGGTTGTAGAAGTCTAGGGATAGTTGAGTCCCCACTACCCTAAATTCCTCATATACTGCATCATATTTCCAGTAATTATATAGGTATTTTCTTACTTCTGCTTGGAATTTGCTACGACATTTCCCATTCCACTTAATTTTATACTTGTGTGGATTTCTGAGGGGCTTTTCTTTGCCGTATAGGGTTAGAAACTTCAAATCAATTCACCAATATTAGATTTAAAATAATTTATTAAAAATT